GGTCACGTTCTGACTCCTTATCCGCCAATGATATAACCGCCGCACCCGGATGAATGAATATAGGAATGCTTGGATACCGGTTGTGTTCCTCGATTAGAATCTCTGGGTCTATTACCGACCCCGCCGAGAAGTACACCGGAACAGTCATCCCGCGAAGATATAGGTGAACGGCCATGGTTGGTAGTTGTTTCAGCACGATCTTTTCGTTCATGAACCAACTGGTGTGACCGGAATTCGGCCCCGCGCTTGTGATAACTCCCGCCCAAGGCTGGAGCCTAATCATAGACTCTTTAGCTAGCCAAGAGGCTAGGAGTCCCTTTCCCTCGGAGCCGTATTGGCCTCCTGCCATAACGTGAAGACCGTACGGGGCGAATAGCTCGTCACACATTGGATGGCCTCAAGCGAGTTGCGATGCTGCGAATGTCACCCTCTAGTTCAGCGTCCACCCCCGCTGATATTCGGGGCAATGATGGCCTTTTGGAGGCAGCCCCAACAACCATTCCAGCGAGCGCGGTGTAACCGGCATCGTCAACGAAGTTCTCGCGGTTGACTTCCGGCGAATACACGTGTCGACACTTCTTCATGATCGACATCATTTCCAGCACGTCGTTGGCGTCTACCTTCACGGTGCCGTTATGTCGCCGCGCGATCGAATGACCGATGTAGACGGTCCACATTTCGGCTATCATTTCGAACGACGGGTTGACGTCGCCGTGGATCGATCTTCCACCCCCGACGCAATGTGCCGCGTCAGTGAGAATTTCAACTGCGGTGCTCTTGTCTTCCATCCAGCCACTCCTTTATTGTTTGAGCGTAGTTCATGCGATCGGGCTGCCGATAAGCCTTAGTTATGAAAGCTTCGGACCCCCAATTAGCGATGTACATTGTTTCTTGACGCCAGCCGACCAGAATTGGCAGCGCTTGTCCGGCTGCTTGGATGATGCGCATGCCTTCTATGTATTGGCGTTCGGTGGGCGCGAATTTGATGCCGTCGGTGACTTTGCCCTCGACGAATAGCGTGGGGTGTTTGGATGGCACAATGATGACGTCCAGGATGCCAACACCGTAACCATCCTCAATTCGGCGAGCGTACCAGCCCATCGCCTTGCACTGGCGGACCAATTCGCTCTTGAGTTGGGATTCTTCGCTCATAGGAACCCCTGTTTTTTCGCCCACCACTCTGGCACGTTCATGAGAACGTGCCCTTCTGCATCACGTTCACGCGCAATGTCGCATCGTGATTTCGGAGCCCAAGCTTGCTTCCCGGACATCAAGTCCGTCACAAGCCAGGCTTTCTCAGTCGTGTGTTCGACGGTGCATTCTATCTGCAGCATCTCGTCGCCAATTCGCTCAGCCATCCCGGTCTCCACATCAATTATATCACACCACGTGCCCGCTGTCAAGTCCTGCTTCTTCGGTTATACTCTACAACCAAACTTACGCCCTTTGATATGGTCGGGTCATTAGCGATTTCTTCTATCTCTTCACCTTCTGGATTTCTTACTTTACCGTTATCGTAAATCATTACGTGAGCGCAGTAAACACATATGGCGATATCTCCGTCCCTTGGAGCATGCATCTTCTTTCTGGTCACCCCCGTAGCTGCGTCTATAAGTTTACCGCAACTAAGGCACGAGTATGGAGCATGCCTGTGACTATCCATAGCTCGCCTCCGCCCAATCATGCCCCGTTCCCACTTCATATGGGATCGGAACGTCCACCCCAAGATCGCCCGGAATGCTCTCGCACAGTCTTACAAGTTCGCTGGTGTCGAATCCTATCTGACGTTGCCACATTAGCGAATCATGGATGGTCATCAGAATCTGCACTTCCGGGTGTGCCTCTTCATATTCGCAGGCGCGAAGCAGCGTCATCTTCATTAGGTCGCCGCCTGAATTCTGTATAATTCGACTAACTGCCCGATAGGCGTATCTCGGGTCATCAAGACACGCGCGTCGGCCTAGAATAGAGCGGACATAGCCGGTGTCGCGGAATATCTTGGTCGCGTCCTTCTGGAATTGCCGAATAGCAGGGAATTGGCCCATCAACCAAGCCGTGTGGTAATCTTCTGCCGTCTTCTCATCCCAACCCATGTGTCCAGCAAGCGCTCTGGCACTCATCCCGGTTAGGATTCCCATGGCCATTCGCTTGGCGATATCTCTTGGCAATCCCAAACCTGCGGAGGTAATGTCATGGATGTCCATATCTCCGGTGCGGTATCCCGCCAATAATCGCTCATCTTCTGAGAAATATGCGAACAGTCGAGGCTCTTGCTGTTTTGCGTCCCCCTCTTGAATTTCGAAACCGTCATCAGCAATGACGAGTCGGCGGACAATCTTCCCGATCGACTTATTTCTCTTTGGAAACGCTTGAAGATTCGGTTCAGAGCAGCTAAATCGCGCCCCGATAACCCCGAACTCGTCAGATTTAGATTGATTGAGTGTAGGATGAACTCGCCCGTTGACATTAAATTTCTCCACAAGAGGCGTGACGAACGAATCCCGCGCCTTGCGGAGCTGTCTTACGGCTATGATTCGCTCCCCGATTTCGTTGGTTTTGAGCCATCCCTCAGTGAAAGAAATGGCTCCGGTCCCAGATTTAACACGTGCGAATTGTTCGTCCCGATAGCCATTTGCGCGATACAAAGCTTCAACATCTTTCGGGGAGGCGACGTTGATACCTCCAAGTCCCGCGCTCGTCTCAGCAAGCTTTCGTTCAATGATACCAGATGGTCCACGGAGTTCTTCGCCATACGCTGCATCTACTTTTAGCCCCCTCCGATGAATTCTAGCCACCCGATGAATCAGGCGGCATTCCAGATCGTGAACACGCCGCAAGTTACCTTTAGGCAGGAATTCAGTATCGAGCTTTGTTTGCTGCGCCTTCCAAAGCTCTAGAGTTGAAATCCCATCGCCTGTAGCATAGTCCACAACAACAGGATCGTCGCCAGCCATACGGTGAAAATTAGCCATTGTCTTGCGGTCTGGCAAACCGCCGAACTTCGTAGCAATCGACCGGTAAAGTACGTCGCCCAACTTAGGAGTGACATCGTGGCGTTTGCTACAATCATCGAGTCCATAACCCTTGGTAGTATCATCGATAATCCCCTCATTGATCATCGTGTCCTCTAAGGGGTATTCGGGGTAGACACCGTGCTTGGCGGCCATCCGCAGGTCGAAGCCAAGATTGTGGCCGACAGTTCGGAATTGTCTTCTAGCGCGATCGTTAAACGCAAGAGATAGCACTCTTTCGAACTCGTCCGAATGAAGTATGTTTCCTCCACCAGCATGGCGAACTGGGACGTAAACTGATGCTTCCCAATCTGTGAAGACCCATCCAACGACATAATCCTTCAATTCGAGCCCAGACGTCTCGGTGTCGAATGCCATAATGGGGGAGAACTGGACAATTTGAAGTGCGCGCTCGGCGTCAATCCCCTGCCACATATCCCCTCTCCGAGAATTAAAGGCGGGGAGGCCGCGATATCAACCTCCCCGCTTCGGGCGCTTGGTAGGCATTAGTCAGTTGCCGTCGCGCTTGCGCCCTATCCTAACGAGCCCCGACTAAACAAGCCCGCTAGAATTTGCTATTCTCAGTCCGCGTTGCGGTGGAGCGAGATGTCCCATCGTTGTAGGCTGGTTTTTCGTTCTCGTCCGTTCGCTCGTCGCTCGCCCGGAATGCGATATCTTTGTACTGCTCGTACATCGACCGGGCGATTTCGCCGTCCGATTCGTCGGCGTATCCGAGGCTCGAATAACTGTAGTTGAAGAACGTGTTGTTGTCGCCGCCCTTATCGACCATCGACTTGATCGAATACAGCTGGTAGAAATGATCCACCGGCTTGGCGTCGATGAGGGAAAGGAGCCGCTGGCACACCTTCACCGACCCTCGCGAATTGAGGATAATTGAAGGCCCTAGGTCCATCCGCTCCGGGAACAGCCATAGAATTTCGTACGTTAGCGAAGCGGCCGGAGGTGATTGCGGGTCATCATCGCGGCTTGAACCGAATTTGTCCAGCCCCGATTCGGCGACGGTCGGAGCCAGCTTCCAGACGTACTCCTTGGGGTTCATTTTGAACTTCACCCGGAATTCGCCCTCGGGCGGTTCCCAGTGAATGGCATCGCGCGACCGGGCTAGAATGCCGCGATCGTCGCCCCTCGGAGCCCACAAGACCTGCGTCTTGCGCATTACGATTGGGATGCCGACAAGTTCGGTCCCCATCGATTCGTTCAGGATCGAGTGCCAGAATTCGCCTGGCTTCGCTCCCTCGAACTCCTCAATTTCCGGCGACACCTTCTGCATGAGCTTGATGCGCGGGATGATAAGATCGGATCGATCGTAGTTGCCGATCCGGGTCGTTTTTTGCCTATCCTGCAAATAAGCGGGAAGTCCGTTGGACTTGCGTTCGGTGATCTCATTCATTATTCGGCACCTCTTTGAAGTATATGTAATCCGCGTAAGCTGCGACCACATATGTCTTGGACTCAGTGTCGTCGTTGACGTAACGCCGGAATATTAGCCCTTCGTTCTGGCTGCGATTGTCGAATGCGTAGTGGGCTTGCACCTTCTCGC